ATGGCAATTACCGAGTCCGAAAGATTGATTCAGATCAGCGATGAAATCGTCAGGAGAGCAGAAATAATCTGCAAAATCACCAACCCATCGAAGTCTACCGGGGATAGGGATAAAAAAATGGTAGCGGATATGAAAAGACATGCCGCGCTGGTGGAACAAGCGATTAAATCCCTCCGTAAATAACCTTGATTTGAGCATTTACTGAGATCTTCTGTTTATCGCTCTCGCAGGGCTTTAACCCTGCGGCAAAGACCACCTGTGTGTCCGTCGCGCAGGAAAGCCTGCTTATATTCCAGGCGATGTATCGATGGCATTGAGAATCATGGTAGCCGACACATGCCTGAGCAGATTCACAAATTTGCTCAGGTGTGATTTACCGTGTAACTCATTTCCCAAACTGAGCATGCAAAACGGGCAGATCAGAGAGAGGAAAGCGCAACGCCAAAACGCTAATCCATTGCTGGAACAGAACAAAGCGGGAAGCCGGAAAGGAACTATCCAGCGGATTTAAAACGGAGAGGCATGTGGGGTGTATGACCGAAAAATTCAGGTCGCACCGACGAGCGAACAGCCAACGTTGAAGTGTTCAAATTCTATGAGATTTCTAAGAGCCAAAAACAAAGGGCTTACCAAATGGTAAGCCCTTGTTTAATCTGGCGGAAGCGCAGAGATTCGAACTCTGGAACCCTTTCGGGTCGCCGGTTTTCAAGACCGGCAAATTATTTATGTAAAATCAATGCGTTAATGAATTTACGTAGAATATGCAACTAGAACTCTCCACAATAAATTCAATGAGTTACAATTGAATAATGCCATTTATTCTATGCATTTTTTCCGCTTTTTTGGTCACGTGACCGGACAGTTGATTATGTGACAGGTTGCTCCGGCCAGGTGATATCTGGCGCTGTAGAGGTGTCTACCCGGTTCAGTAGTACGCGGTATTTCTTCCAGGCAGTGAGAGCGTTTTTTTCATCGTCTGTCGCCATATCCAAATCTGCGGCGTCCTGTAGCGGCGCAATTTTTGCGGTAGCCGTTGTCAGCAGGATCTGGCGCTGGTTGTCAGCGGTCGCAATTAACTGCTCTTTGGTCGGACCTGGCCGCTCCGCTAAAGCGGGAAAGCCTTTCTCATCACCAATAATGATTTTTCCTGACGACAGGCCAGAAATTAACTGTTGGTACACTTCTGTTTCAATTTCGACCGCATCATCTGGCCAACCATCCGGAGAGTTTTGATAATTCTCCTGGATTTCCAATGGATAAAACGCATTTCGTGATTTGCTGTAAAATGTCGTCATCATTAATACCCCCATGCAAACCAGTAAAAACCAATCCCCTGTGTTGACGTTCTGTAGCTGAATCCCTGATTGTTTTCCGCCTTAACGTAGACACTGTTCCCGTTATTCAGGGGTAGCCCCAGGTTAGCTACAATACCCGCACAGGCATTCGGAAAGGCAATATTAAAACCAGATGTTTCCGCATTTGCGGTGACACTTTGAATCCAGCCAAACTGGATCAAAAATCCGCTGGTCACATCCTTGAAATACCCGTTCACGTTGCTGACCATGACGAGTTTGTTTGCAACGGCGGCAAACCGGTTATTGATATAATTCGACAGCCAGTCGTTGCCCCAGGCGCTGCCATGAATATTCCCGGACGGGTTATCTACAGGGATGGCGTTGAACTGGTTCTGAATTCCGACCCATTTTGCTGCGAGATGAGCCGACAACAAGCCACCCCAGGCAGTACCGTTGATATCACCTGTTAAATTGTTGATAGGGAGCGCGTTAAACTGATTCTGGATTCCGACCCATTTTGCTGCGAGATGAGCCGACAACAAGCCACCCCAGGCAGTACCGTTGATATCACCTGTTAAATTGTTGATAGGGAGCGCGTTAAACTGATTCTGGATTCCGATAAATTTATTTGCCAGGAAGTTTGACAGCCAGTCAGTGCCACCTGCTGTGCCCCACTGAGTGCCTTTAATATTGCCAGTGGGGTTATCGACAGGGATAGCGTTAAATCGGGTTGTCAGGTTGACTGCCAGAGACCCGCCCCAGGCCGTACCGGAAATGTCTCCCGTAGTATTGTTCACAGGAATCGCAGTGAACTGGCTCTGAATCCCGGAGAATTTTGTTGCCAGATAATTAGAAAGCCAGTCGCTACCACCCGCTACCCCCCAGATGGTGCCGTAGCTATTACCGTCAATGGCAAATTTTGCAGTACCGGCGCACAAATTAGACGGTGCGAGTATCTGGCCGTTGACGTCAAAGGTTATTGTACTGTGGACAATTTTGTTAGTCTGATCCACCGTCTGGAAAACAAATCCGCCGGCCCCCAGTCCCCGGTTATTGGTAAACCCTGCTGCGCCTCCTGGCCCCAGTCTGTTCCAGTCAATGGTTAACCCCTGCGTATCGGCTACGCCAGGCTGATTGACGTGCATGCTGGCTGCCTGGAGCAACTGAGCAACATTCAGCCATGCTATATTGTCGCCCGATCTCTGTAGGGCATTAGCCGCCAGATTGATTGTGTTTTGCAATCCCAGGTACTGGATGATGGAGGCAACATCCGCTTTATTAATCAGATTGCGTCCGGTTGCCGTCAGGCTGGTTAATGCCAGTGTGTCAGGCCCGGTAAAATAAGCCAGAGTATCAGCAGCGCCAGGCAGTGCGGCCAGAGACGTCAGCGCGGCGTCCAGCGCCTGAAAATCTTTACCGAGCGCTGCCGCCATTTTGGTAATGAACGCAGCAACATCGCCGTTATCCGGAACATCCTGCCCGGTTTTATTGGTGATATATTGCGCCAGCGCCGCCGCAACAAATGTTGCCTGCCGGATAGCCTTGTTGATCTGGGCACTGCTGGCCTTACCAGCCTGAAAGCCCGTCAACAAAGCGGTCAGCGCCTCATACTCAGCCTGAGTGATGACGTTTGCATTGGCTCCTGTCGCAAACGGTTTAAAGTCATTTTTAGCCATTACAGTAAAGTCCCCCATGCGCCGGTATCGAAACCGGTTATGTATTCGTTATCCATGTCAAAACCAAAAAAGCGGTTTCCCTCCGAGGGCGTTTCCACCGCCGGAATTTGAATGCTGCCGCCCCACACCCCCGCCGCCTTAACGGTCAGGTAGCCCTGCCTGATGGCGGCTATTAACTCGAGCGAAATGTGAGAAATATCGGTCTCAGGAAAAACCCAGATACCTATGGTCATGTCCTGGTTATCGACGATTTGCATCCGCAGTCCGGAACCAGCCAGCGCGTTATCGAGAATGGGCGGCAATGTGTCGTTCGTGCCGTCCCAGTTGTTGATCGCGATTTTCGCTTTGAGAATTACCCGGTAGGTTTCGTCACTGAGCGCGGTATATCCGCTGTCCGGGTCATATGGCCCCTGCCACACACCCTGGTCATAGCCCAGCCCCTCGGTATCCCAGGCGAAGAAAATGCCGGATATGGGCACACCGACGTATCGGCTGCGCCCGATCCATTCCCCCAGAATGTCGAGTTGCACACCCACGGCAGTATCAATGTCGAATGCCATGACCAGCCCATTTAGCGCAGTGCCGGTATCCAAAAGCGGGCGAGTGGACAGATCAACGTGCTGGGAAAATAGCGGTTTAGTGGCGTGGTAGTTGGTGATCAGGTCGGTGTATCGGCTCATGACGTCACCGTGATAACAATGTTGGCAGTGGTACAACTGGCGACGTGGTCATATTCGATAGCAAGATTTGTCGCCGCTACACTGCTGGCCGTTTTACCAATGAGCAGGCTGTTAATGTCGTAATAGCGGGCATTTCCGCCGCTCACGACGCCGAGATTCGCGGGTAAATACAGGCGGCTTAACAGCACATCGTCGCCAATTGTCAGCGAGTTGATATAGCTGGCGATAGCTGTCTTTATCTGGTCGGCAATCAACGAGGTGTAGCCCGTAAATACCCGGAGAGTGATTGCAACAAACACTGGCACGTTTACCGGGCGTGAAAACGATATGGGGTGCGGATTACCCCAGGTGTCAGCCACCACAATTGTGGTGGTGCCGTAAGTTGCCACCCCCTGCCCCTTTTTACCCCGTAGCGTCCGCGCGACAGTCGTAGCATCGCCGCCGTCAACAATGGCGCTGATGGAGTGTGCCGGTAAGCCGTTGGAATCCACTGAGCCAGTGTCGTTTTCGTACAATTTGTGACGTGTCACACCGGAAATATTCGCCAGCGCGCCGTCAACCGCATCGAAGGGTGTAAGCGACGGCAACGCCACGCTCTGCCCCTGGCGTACACGCAGCTCCGCATCGGTTTCAGCGGCAACGCCCACGGTTGCCGCCAGCGGGTTTGTCACCGTCAGCCAGCCGCGTGTCGGAGTGTTAATGCCCGTGATACTACCTGCCAGTGCCGCAACCGGGCCGCTGGTCGCGCAACTGGCCGTAATGGTGACCGTACCGCCTACGCCAATAGAAACCGTTGCCGGGAAATTCCAGGTGATGCCGTTGGTATCCTTCGCTGAGCCGTTGGTAATGGTGGTGCCCGCCGTTCCGGTCAGCAGCAGGTCAACCGTTGAAAGCGTCTGCCCCTTGCGCACAATGCCGTTGATTTTGACGTTGCGCGTCAGGGCATCACTCAGCGCTGTAGATGGTGAAAAGCTGTTGTAGACGTTAATGGCCGTCGTGTTGGCGTCGTGAATTGCCAGCGCCACCAGCGCGACCATCTGCCCGTCTTTGCTGTCGGGATCAATATATGCATCGGTGCCGTAAATCTGCTGAAAATACCCGGTTACGGTATCAAGTATTGTCTGGTAATCAGGCGCACTAATCCCCTGGGCGGTTACCGTTGCCGATAACCCCAGCGTTTCGAGGTTCAAAGCCATTTATGCCTCGCTGGTGACTGTCGTTGTTCCGTAGAGGGTTTCGACCGTTGCGGTGAACGTTACGCGCCGGGTTGAGGTGTTCACTGTGGTACCAAATGCGGTAATTGAGTTTACGCCAGCCGTATCAAGGATGCGCTGCCGGATAGCGAGGTTGTAGACCTCGGGCCGCTGCTTTCCGAGTACAGACTGGATCCACGGCGTGCCCTCGGTGGTGTCGAGGAACCACTGACCGTACCATAATTCGAAGCGTGTTTTGATGGCCTGCGCCACCGCTTCCGGTGAATTAATCAGCCAGGTGTCATCACCCTGACCAAAGGTATAATCACCGTTGTCATCTTCGCGCCGGTATCGCATCAGTTCGGTGCTCCCGTATTTCCGCTGCCAGTCTGCACACCGCCATGTGTGTGCGTCATCAGGCTCTTACCACCAGCCGTAACATCGTTTATCACAGTCACCGGGCCATGCATTGTGGCGCTGCCACCGCTGGCCCCCATTCCCTGAGATAAATTACCGTTGATGGTTACGTTGCCGTTAAACACGATAGTCGGGGAAGTTATTTCGGTACCGCCATCGGCGCTGGCCGTCAGTTTACCCGGCGTTTTAACGGTAATTGCATGCCCGGCGGCCACTTCAACAAACGCGGCGCCGTCATCAGTTCGCAACTGAGCAGCACTGGTACTGATACCTCTGATCTTGTGCGCCTGTGATTGTGGACCAACAATGGCGAATGCGTCAGACAGGTCATGCATGCGCAGGTCTACCGGCTTCTGTACGCCGCCGTTCTGCCACCAGAAATCAATACAGCGGTCAGCAAAAATTAGCAGGCATTCATCACCCGCTTTGACCGGAAACGTCAGCGTACAGCCGCCGCCACGCGGGAAAAGCACGGGCACGTCAACCAGCATTGGCAGTTCAATCCAACCATCATCTTCTGTACCTCCGTCATAACCTTTTATTGCGGGGCGAATAGAGGCGGTCACAGAGTCAGGATCAAACGATTCGATAACTCCGGGCATGGCGACTTTCAGCATGGAAAAAACTTTTTGGACTAGCTCGGCGTTGTACTGCTCTTTGCTGCCGATTTGGGAATTTAGTGAAGCGGGCATGTTTTCTCCGGGCAATAAAAAACCCGCCGAAGCGGGTTCTTAACGAAATAAACTTTTATGAGGCCTTAGCTGTTCTCAGTTCATCCCATTTTTCGAAATAAAGTTTCGCAGCTTCCAAGCTAGTTTCGGCCATTTCTTTAGTAAAATTGACATCCTTCAAATCATAGTCGGCGTCATTTCGAGAATCACGTTGCTGTTTCAAATTATAGCCTAGGACCTTAAGTCTCATAGATTCAAAAGGTTCAGTTTTATGTTCTGAATGTGTTGTCATATAACCTATAAGGTTACCATGGTGATTCGAGGAAAATGCTGGGACGTTTTGCAGGGAGGCCAGTGTTTCGTGGTACATGGCATAATAAGCTCGAGATGTACAACTTCTATAGCCAGACTCGCACTCTAAACCCAAGCAAGCCTCAGCGGTAATTAGTATATCAGTGCTTTGTATTGACATAACTAACCCCAATATTGAGATCTCTTTTCGGTGAAAAACGTCCGATAAGATCACACCCATCTAAAATGGGCTCCATACATACTGCCTCTGCTAACTCAAAATTCATTTGTGCGATAGCCTTAGGATCTTTATTAATTATATCAAGGACTATACTACGACTTTGAACCCTACTAGCTTCAACTAAACCTGCTTTAGCATCATGCTTTTGCGTAATCTTTATCATAATACTAGCAAGTGTTTGAAACTGTTGCTCAGTACACCCAGAGTTGCGATAAGCAAGATCAAGTTCTGCCAGCAATTCGGTTTTATGTTTTTCAGCCAAGCTTCTGCCCTCATCTTCAGACAGTAATTTGATATGCTGATCAATATATTTAACAAGCTCATCTCTTTGTCCGAATTGATAAGCAAAGTTATAAGCCATTGACGTTAATCTTTTTGATCCATATCTATCTGAATACTCATAGACTTTGCTTCTTAACAGATCAATATCGCCTGATTTTTCAATCGAAAAACAGTAGTTATGAGCTATCGAAGGATCGTCATAACTCTCTAGAGCTGACTCGAAAACTTCAAAGGATTTGTCAAATTTTCCAGCAACGGCATGTAAAAGCCCCAAAGCGCTCTTGGCGTTTGGCGTATCCATTTTTTCTAATTCTTTAGCGAATCGCCAGTAATCAATCTCAATGATAGAAATTCCCGCATACAGCATGTCGCCGAACATTTCTATCAATTCTACAGAGCGTTCCTTTGGGATACCTGCTGCCATGTTTGTCACTCTAACCAAATGGGTTTAGAATTCTAGGTACTTTGTTAACCGCTAGTCAACCTGAAAATCTTATCGGCAAGTTTCTGTCAATCTTTAACCTTCCGGCAATCATACGTCCAGAACTGTCGTGGTTCGTCCATGTTCTTGCGGATAACCTCGACGTTGAGGATCGCTTTCTTATCACGCTTGATGTAGTCCATACCTACCCAGCGACCGATACTCTTTTCGGGAAGCATCCATTGATACTTAACATTAGAAAAATCATCTTTCTTACCAAGAAAAGTGAATTTCTGTGTTTCAGGTCGCTGACCATTGATATGCGCGAAACCGTCGTCACTGGATGCAATAGTGAAAGGTCCACAATGCATGAGTGGTTTATCTTCGGCGTGAGCGCTAAATGCAACGAAAATGGCAATGGCGCATAACAATCGATTCATTCAGTGGCGATTCCCTTATTGATTGTGCTCTGTGATTGAAGCTCTGCCGCCCCTTTAGCCAGGCAAAGCAGGTCCATGTACCACGCCTGCCCCCGCGTATCGCCAGTATAATCAATACTGCCTACGATGTAATCACCATCAGTATTGATTGCCGCCAGTTGTCCATCAGGAATGCCGTCGACATAAATATTACCGTCAGTAGCTGATTCCTTTAACACGCCAGGAGACTGGCCTATCTGCTCGTTGCTGAGGGCTGCGCGGTACACCGACGCCTGATCCAGCCGAATCAGTCCACCAAGTTTAATGTTTGGATTGATAAGGCAGCGAACGTTAACCCCGGCTCCCATCGTCTGCTGCGGCATGCCGATCAAACCTGTCTGGCTGTTCAGTACAATGGCTTCTTCAATGTACTTATCATCGGGGACGATATTCACCTGGTTGCTTTCATACCACCAGTTGCCATTACACTGACCAGCGATGTTGTTCATCAACTCTGATGAATTCTGGTACAACACACGGCCACGCGGAAACTCAGTGGAAGGAAACTCAGGGACAGAACCAGTCGTGATGCCGTAGGGTTTATAGGATTCCATACCGAGGCTGAATAATTTTTCGTATTTCCAGCCAGCTGCAACCGTGGTTTTCACGCTGGCCTTAAGGTGACCTTCCCAGGCATCGATACACTGCAACAGCGTCCAGGTATCGGTGGGATTATCGCGCCCGGAGATGGTAAAGCGGATATCGCCGTTGAAAATCAGCCCCACATTACGATCAGGATAATTGCCTGATGCATCCGGGTTGCCGTCATAACCCGCGATAACCTGCACCCGCGCGTACTCGCCTTTTAATATGCGCGCCTGCGTCTCTTTTGACAGGTTAAAAACTTTGAAATTACCGACGAAACCGTTAAAAATTGTCGCGGGCATTTTCTGTATCTGAAATGTCACTTTCAGATCGGAAAGCTTTATTCCCTGGCCGTCTTTATCCAGCAGCAATAATTCAAAATGCCGCATCCAGTTCTGAGACATGATTACTCCGTGACTACGTAGAGGTGACTGGTGATACCCAGATCGGTTTTTGTGGGATTTTCCTGCCCGGTGATATCAGTACCGACCACCAGCGCAAAGCCCAAATCGAGATAGGCATACTGCGCCAGCAAGTCAGCGCCGGTTATCATGGGCAAAGCCAGCACAACAGGTGTTTCGTCAGCGTTGAGCAGGTCAAGATACCAGCACGGATCACGCCAGTTGATGCGTATGAGGTAGGTCACACCGGAAACAGCTGTGACAAACTGCTGGTTATCGGGTGATAACGGTATTTCACTGATATTCATTGGAACCACCCTGAAAACTGTGAGAGAAGTGATTCATTTTTGGGAACCGTAGCTTTTGTCCCTGTATTCTGCGTTGCCGACGTATTCACCCCCTCTGCCATATCCGATTTATTCGCAACCTTGACGACGGACGCACTGGTAATAATGACCTCACGCATTGTTACCACTGCTGATAATACGTTTTCAGTCGCTTTATCGGTGGTAACCTCCAGCGCCCGGATCAGCATATTTTTATAAATCCGCTTCCCGGTCACCACATCAAACGGCACGCGGCCCTCCTGCATATCCAGTAATTTCTGATAGGTCTCGCGCGGACTCATACCCAGCAAACTTGTGCCTGTCAGTTCATTAGCAAAATCCAGCAGTGAACCGCCCCCCGCAAAGCCAACCTCCATCACCAGTTCGCTCGGTCGCTTATACGCATGGTCTGAAATTGCCGCGCCCGTCTCTACCGGGTGTTCTGTTATCTCCAGCGTGTCGCTGTGTTTTTCTGACACAACCACATCCGGAACAACGATCCCTATCTTTCGGCTTTGTAGCCGTAATAGTGTCGACAAAATATCCATTAACGCGGTCCCGTAGTGAGCTGCTGAATACCATTAGACATGATGCCCTGCTGTTTGCCGGCCACCAGATTTCCCGCCTCTCGGGGATCGGTAACACCGTGAATATTGATGGTCGTCTGCTGGCTGTATGACGGGCTGGATGCCTGCGGCATATTGCTCTGCACGCGCGGGATATACTCGCGGGTTTCGCGCGGCAGCAGGCTCATCCCGTATTTCTCGACATTACCCATTCCCCAGTTGTAAGAGGCCAGAGCTTTGCTCAGGTCCCCGCCACTGCGGCGCAACAACTGGCTGAGATAGCGTGCGGCAGCATCGGCAGATTTCATCGGGTCGAAAACGTCGTTGCCTTTCAGCCCTAAATCCTTCGACGTTCCCGGCATCAGCTGAAACATCCCCTGCGCACCGGCTTTCGACGTGGCGAACTGATCGCCGCCGGACTCAGCGAGCGCCACGCTACGCAATAAGCCCGTTGGCAGGTTATACAACCGCTCCAGGTTCGCCATCGCCGGACGCATCCAGCCCAGCAGCGCAGCGCCCTCTTTCGACGGCTGCGGTACTTTGACCGGAGAGGTGTCTTGCGGCTGGTCGCGCATCAGATACGGAGCCTGGTCGCTGATATTGCCCTCCACAGTCGGCGGGGCGATAGCGTCATGCAGGCGGTCAATCCCGGTGAGAATGCGCCCCAGCAGCGTGTTTGTGTTACCCCGCGCCGTGTTGCTTTCGTTTCGGGCTTTGCTGGCCTCCTGGCGGGCGTCTGCCTGAGTCCGGTTCAGCGTGTCCAGTTGCGGATTTTTGACCGACTGAGCGTGCTGTTCTGGCTCTGGCGGCTTCTCTCTGGCCGCTGGCTGCTGGACCACAACCGGGCGCGGTTCACTTGCTGCGGGTGGCGGCGGCACAGGCTGTTGTGGCGTCTCAGCGCCCGGGATATCAGGCTGGACGTTAGCCCCTTTCACCGTTCCCGGCTGGCGGCCAAAATCGGTATCGAAACCGAACCAGCGCAGCGCGTCACCAACATTGCGCTTCGTATAATTCCAGGAGCTTTCGGCGCTGTCTTTGATGTTTTCCCTGTCGTTAACTGCATACGCGCCATACGCCATCAGCGCGGTAAGCCAGGGCGGGCCAGGGATTTTGGCAATTTTAGAAAATGCGCCCAGTACCTTTGCCAGCCACGCGCCGCCGATGTAAAGCGCGATGCCCTCCATGACGTTCTGCCAGCCACCAGCGGCATCTTTCAGGCCCAACAGCTTGTCGCGGATCCATTTAATCGCGTCTTTGGCGTTATTGATTGGCCCTTCCCACTGAGACCAGTCGATAAGGGATTTTCCGCCCTCTTTCCACGTTTTATAGTCGTCATAGAGCAGGAGTAGCGCGGCGGCCAGCGCCAGAACCCACGTCACCGGGCTGGCCCACATGGCTGAATTGAGCAACCGCCAGGCGACTACAATTGCGCCCAGGGTTTCCAGTAATTTTTTGCTGTCGCTGTCGAGGTGGCCCCACCAGTCGGAGATATCACCGGCCGCCTGAATAAGCCGGTAAACGACTTTCCCGACAACGTCAGACATCCACAGGATGCCCTTGATAACGGTCATCACACCGCGCTCTATCGTCGGGAAGTTGTCAACTATCTGCTTACGCAGGCGATCGATAGAACCCGCCAGCCCATCTGTCAGGCTGGAGCCTATTTTGTCCCGCGCCAGTCCGGCCATCAGGCCAAACTCGCGGATAGACGTCATAAAGCGGTTGGAACTTTTCGCCGCGGCGTCGGCATTGAAGCCGATGGCTTTCGCCATAGCGCTGTACTGCGCGTTGAAATCACCCAGGCCGCGACGCATCGCCATCAGCGTGTTTTCGTCAATCCCGAGCATCTGCGCGTACTGGTTGGCCCGGTAATACGGCATGCTGCTGAGACGCTGACCCACGCCAGTGAAAATAGCCTCCATACTGCGCATCTGGCCGCTGGCGTCACGCGTCTGCACACCCAGGCGCTGGAGGAACCCCTCCGCCCCCGGATTGGTGCGCATAAAACGCGCCAGGCTCTCGAGCGAACCGCGCGCCGCAGCGGCGCTACTGCCCGTTTGTGACGCGGCATACCCGATAGACTGGAGACCTGCGACCGTTGCGCCGGTACGTTGTGACGCCCAGTACAATTCATCCAGGCCGCTGGCAATCTTCGTGGTGAATGCCACAACAGAAAGCGCCGCGCCCTCAACAGCAGCGCCCAGCTTAATAACGGTTTTCGTGGCACCCACAATCGTGGCATCAAATTTCGCTGCACCGGCACCGTCGACGTCGAACCCAAGGGAGACCAGGAACGATTTAATGATTTCAGCATTCACTGTTTTCTCTCTCCCAGCGGTCTATGCGGGCATCGTTGTCCGCTTTAATGTCGATCCAGTCGTTCATGCGCGCGATGTCCGCCAAGTCAACGGAACCATCCAGCAATGCGGTATAGGGGATATAACCCGCCTGTACCGGACGGCGGAGATAATCTTCACCGTCCGGTAAGGCGTTAAGCATCAGGCTGACTGAGGGGCCGCCGTCACGCTCGTAGGGGTTTCTGGCAAAAAATTTCCCAGGTTATCGGCTGCCACCCTGCCAGCGATATTGAGCATGGTGAACAGGTCGATATCGTCGAACATCAGCGAACCGTCACGGAATACCTGCGTCCAGTTCCCGGCTGTAGTCTTGCGGGTAACCACTGACAGGCAGGGATAGAGGATCGCATTAACGTCTTCTTCCGGCATCCCAGCCACCACATCGGCGATTTTCGGCAGGATGGTATTGATGACCAGCGCCGTTTTCTCACCGTCTCCCGCAGTGGCTGCAGCTGTTTCGCGCAGCATCGCCAGATCTGGAACAATGCTCGACAGCACCGGCAGCAATTTCCGACAGACTTTAAGCTGCTCGAAAACGGTCAGCTTTGCGGCGCGGTATTCAACGTCTTTGATTTCGAATTCCATCGATTAAAACTCCCCGAGCAGTTGGTCGATTTTGCCGCAGTCAAACACCCAGGAAACGGTCGAGCCGACTTTGGCGTTAGCGTGATCCGGCTGTTTCTGAAACGCGACGGTTCGCGCGGTTGTGGTATCGCCGGAGACGTGGTTACGAATGACAATGACATTGTTGCCCCACAGAGAGGACGAAAGCGACTGTGCGTTGTACGCCAGCGACAGCTTTTTATTGACCGGGGAAGTTTTCAACAGGGTGACGGTGATCGTGCCAGATTTCCCGGCGTGCAGGCTGTGCATCACCTCACCGTCAGCGCCCACCGTCATGGTGTTTTTTGCCTCGGTCATGGTGACGGTGATCCCCTCTTCGGAGTTCGCCGAGCCGTAGCCCAGGTCAAACGCGCCAGTCGTCCCGGTAAAGGACGCCGTGACGTCCATAAAAGAATAAGTAGCCATGGTTTCCCCTTATCGAACAACGTTGATCTGAACGTCAGCGTAATGCACCGCGCCCGCCAGCTTACAGGCCACCTGAATGAGCGGTGATTTACGGGCTTCGCGGTCCGCCTGTGCCTGTTCTGAAATCGGCTGCGCGTATACGTAATATCCCTTTGTCAGGGTGTCGCCCGATGCCAGTTGCCCAATCGGGCCACCGTTCCACACGCCAGCAGCCACCAGCCCATTCGTCACAGACTGGTCCATGGACGCTTCGACGTTCGACAGCAGACGGGTAACCCCCGCATCGGTCTGCGGAATCTTCGTGATACTGGTATAGAGCAGGTTAAAGAGGTTGCTCTGCACGTAGTTCTGCAGCCAGTCGAGACCGTGGCGCTCATCAAAGAAATCACCGTTAGCCATTACACCCTGCTGGATGATGGCGGTGTCGTTCTGGTAATAGACGAAGACGTTACCGTTGATCGCGTCAATGGCGTTTGCCTGCGCCAGCGTCAGCGTTTCGTAGGTGATGCCCGGCTCCTGTTTGAATTTCAGGGTGATGGTGGTGTTGCTGCCCGTGAAGTCCACCGTAAACGCACGGCCAAACGCGGAAATCGCCGCATACCTGCTGGACGAGCTGTACTGCCAGAAGGTGCGCGCGTAGCCAGCCGTTTTCAGTTTGTAGCCGAGGCTGGTCGTGTCACCCGCAGTCAGTGTTTTAACGTCACTGGTCGTCACCGCCAGGATGCGGCTCAGGCTGGATGCCTCAATCGCACCAGCAACGGAAAGCACGTCAGCATCCACCAGTGCGGCACTGTCGGCAATCGCCAGGCCGTACCAGTTGGTGTACTGGAGGCAGGCATTGACCGCAGCAATCATTGTCTCAACCGTTCCCGTCTCACCCGATGCGAGCGTTTTCGCCCAGCGGCCAATCAGTACCATGGTTGGTTTTGGTGACTGAGAAAAGAAGACCGTAGCGGCAGCATACTCCGGCGAATCAGTGCCAAAATCGGTACTAATGTCCTCAATGCTGGAATACTGGCGGATGCGCTCAGTTACCGGAATCACCGTGGATGTGCCGAGGATCAACAGTGCGCCAAAATTTCGACCAGTGGCCGCCGTTGGCGCCATGATCACGTCGACGTTAACGACGTTTGAGACAGGTAAACCCTGTGCCATAACTTAATCTCCGAAGAATTGTACGGGGGCTGACTGGATGGTTTTGATGTTGAAGGTGCGGGTATTTTTGCGCTGCAGCGTCACCGTGATGTCATACCGGCGTACCCACTGGTTATTGATTAACTCCGGCAGGTTGTAGATCTGACCGTTGTCCACCAGCGACAGTCCGGCAGCAGCCCGCAACGTGGTGTTGTTCTGTTCAACGTATAAACCGTCGCGAAACCGCGCAGCCACGGCCGCACCTTGCGGCCCGTAGAAACAGACAAGTACCGTGACCTGTTCCCATGACCATTGCTCGCTCTGTTCATCGCTGATCTGAATCTCTGCAGGCATATTCTCCCGCGGCATTGCCGTTATGCCGAACGCCGCCCAAGTCGTGCCATTTTTCGGGATAATGGCTTGCGGTTCAGTCCAGCGCGGATATACCTGACCCGCAGCCAGGCCTGTAACACCCTGAATCCAGCGGCTTATCTGCCGCTCCAGATCCTGGTCATAATCAGGCTCTGCGCCGACGGGCGTCAGGTATCCTGGTGCTGTGCTTTCGTTACTCAATGGGCGAACCTCCGTCAAAGTCCAGTAGCTCGCAATGTGCCTGAACGAACCCGGCACCGTAACGCGTGTACGGGTCGACAAACGTCACGCGGTAGTCGCGCCCGCTGTACGTCACAATGTCGGCATCAAGGCTCTGGTTTGTGTCCGTTTGCGCCTGTCCCTGGGTAAGCCGGAACTGCGTCACGATGAGAATTGCGCCGTTAATGTTTTGTCCGGCGGTCATGCGTTTCGCTTCCAGCGAACGGTCAACAGTCACTATCCCGGAAAACGGGAAATCCTGCGGCGTGTTAACAGGAAAATTGTCGGCGTCACGCGTCTGCACCTGCCGATGGCAAATCAGCGACGTATCGAGGAAATCCGGATCCAACAGGACGTCGGACATATCGAGAAGGGGCATCATTGTTTCCTCACGACATAGGTGATAGAGCGCAGCAGATAGCCCCTGGCCCGCAATGGTTTGTCACCTTCAATCAGCGGTTTTGCCGCGCGGCGTTTCTGAATAGTTTTCTCAGACAAGGGGGCGAGCCTGTCACCCGCTTCAATGACAGCCTTTGCGCCGTCAGAAGCTATTATCCCGGCGCGCTCCAGCTCACGAGATGCACCTTCCGCTTTACCCTCAAGCGCAAACTGTGCAGCCGCTTTAAGGTGTGCCGTGGTGCGCTCCTGGGTATCTTCAATACCGATATCCAGAAAAGGCCTGGGCGGTAACGTCACCACCGCGCCATCAATTTCAATGGTCGCGCCAGTGGATTGCAGATAACCGATTTCGGCATTGTTTAACTGGCCATCCTCGCGCGCTGCGTTGCCCTCCGGTATGCCGACAAGCACATCCATACCGGAGAGTTTCGCCAGTGCAGCAAGTACCGCATCAGCATTATCCGTCGTTACCGCCAGGCCGCTTTTCATTCCGGAATCCCCAGTTGAATAGCCCCGGCCCCGAACATCATCAGGTATTCCCAGAACTCAGAGCCGTAGCGCGTGTTGTTCCAGAAACCCGCATCAGGATTCAGCGTGTTGCTGGCGTCGTAGCTGGCGCTGACCTTATCGACAGATTTAGCCGTCATAATCCCTGTATTAACGCCGCCCGCGCCGCCTGTGGCAGCAGAGCGGTTATCTGCCGCAGACAACGCAAGGTAATGCGCCACGAACAGGCAGGCGACATACGGAAATACATCGGGACCAAAGCGACTTTCGCTCATCAGCGCGTCGACCAGATTCAGGCGAACTTGAATGGCAGTATCGGGATAAACGGTTTCGTCAGCGAACTGCGGGAAGGTTTGCCGGAAAGCATCAGGCGTCGGCAGACTTGGATTTTTTGGCATTAGCTTTCAACTCCTCGAGCTGCGCTTCCAGTTCCGCAATCTTTTTGTCCTTGTCGGCCATCTGCGCTTCCAGTTCCGCAAGGCGCGGGTCATCGGCCACAGTCGGTGCTTCGCCGTCAGGGGAGATATGCGCTTTAACGAACCAGTGATCTGCTACTTCGTCGTCGACGTCATGAAAGCCAACCGCAAAGTGTTTCTGCTCGCTGCCGTTGTTGAAATTAAACGGAGCCAGTACGTAAATCTTTTTCATTGCCAGTCCTCATGAACGGCCCTTGCGGGCCGCTGTGGGGTTAGATGCCGTCGACGTAGGCCAGCGTTTCCGGGTATACCGGTTCAACTGCACCCAGCTTGCCGTAGTAGGTAACAAGCTGATACAGGCCGCGATACTGGATCGGGACGCTCATCAGCGGGACCATCGGGAAGCGGACGTATTTCTTGTCGTTGGTGTAGAACGCCATACGGTCAGAACTCGACACACCACGACCTTTCGCCCATTTCACCGGACGGATGTTCAGAGGACGCCCGTTCTGGTGATACGCGATGGTGTTCGTTTCCAGATAGGTCAGCAGGGACTGGTTACCGGCGCTGGAAACAATGGTGCTTGCCAGAAGGGAGAATTGTTCCGGCGGGATCAGTAAATCGGTTGGCACCATGGAATAAGCCGAGTTAGCCCACGCTGCGTTCAACCCGGCATTAATGCTTGCGCGGATTTCATCAGCAGTTGAGGTCGCCCAGGTCTTGGCGGCGTTGGTCGGCGTTACCTGAGTCAGGTTCAGCAGGCCTTTAACGTTCAGACCAGAATCACCTGTGTACACCTGCTCGTCGGTATCCATGTTCCATTTCAGTTGCATGCCGTCGTACTTCTGGGTGTCGATTGGACGCCCGACCTGTGCGGCAGCCTGCAATTCAGGAACGGTCCAGCCGAGCTCCATCCCCCACAAAGTGAGCGGGAAGCCTGTTTTTGCGATGTCGACGTTGACGCCTGCCAGCGCAGTAGGGATTTTACTCAGCCAGTTTTTGCCGTTGGCATTCGGTGTACCAGCAGCGGCAAACGTGGTGTTGGTGAACGAACTGATTTCATCAGCGATAGAAACGTCTTCGCGCAACTGGATATCGCGCGACCAGGTGAAATTCACCAGCGGCAGATTCAGTGTCTGATCAAGACGCTCCAGCTCATGGACAAGAAAGGCACCAGTGCCGTCGACTGTTGCCTGGTCAAATGTCATTGGCATTTGCGATTTCCTTAAATATTGAAGGCCAGCTCAATGTTGCCGCTGGTATCGCCAGGGCCATTGAAGTAAGCGTTAGTGATCTGGACGGTATTCGAACCATCGGCGGCTGCGAGGAATGCGCCGAGAGGGCTGGATGCGGACGGCGTAGCAACGCGCATGTAAACCGGCCCGTGCAATGCAACGCTTGACGCATCAGCGCCAAGGTTTACCGTGACGTAGCCACGCACCAGGCAATCCCCGGTAAAGTTTTTACCGCTGCCTACCTGCTGGACTTTGTCCGGCTGGCTGGCGGTCGGATATGGGCGAACATAAATACCCACCAGCACCGCGGCTGTATCGCTCGCAGCGATGGGAACAAATTTCCCGGAGGAAATCTTGCCGCCCAGGCCGTAAGCTGAAAACAGGTTGGTAGAGTCCAGTAGTTGAGGTTCAACCGTCAGATCCTGCGGACGAGAAATTGCCCCGGCGATGCCCGCAGGCATCCGGTAAAGAATTGTGTTACCCATTGGTTAACCTCGTTTGTGCCAGAAGTCCTGCGCGGCCTTGTTCATGCCTGCGATGGTGGTAACGGTAGCTTTCGTCTGGTTAACGATGCTGTCGTTGGTTTTGGTGTTGCGGTTTTTAGCCAGTTCAGAAACAGCGTTAAACGCCATATCTACCGTGGCTTTTTTCAGTTGAGTGATATCGGCATCACCGACGATGGAGCGCACCAGAGACGAATCCGCAGAGGCAAGAACCTGACGCTTGAACGCTGTCGGTTTCGCTTTCTCCGGTAACTGGATGCCGGGATGAATGAGGTCAGCGCGGTAAGCGGCGTCACCGGTTACTTTGCCTTCTTCCTCTTTCTTCTCATCTTCATCCTCATCACCAGTACCAGCAGAAGCCGGAGCGGCCGGGGTGAGTTTGGCGATCGCTTCAATCAACGCTTTACCCCAAGCCGGAATTTCTTCCTCTGCGTCACCAGTGCCTGGCAATACCGGACCGGGCAGCGGATTTTGTGGAGCCAGATTAATGACCACACCGCCAGGCGTTACAGAGGATGTCACTTCGTCATCCCCGGTTACGGTATCTGGCGGATTATCGATAAGGCTCGCCATTTCGGCAGCGTCCCCGGTTTTTCGGGCTTTAAGGAGCCGGGTAAACCAGTTTTTAGTAGTGCTTGGCATAGAATCTCCTACTGCACAACGGAAACCGGCCCGCCCGTTAGGGACAAGGGCCAGATGATTAGCGGTAATCGCTGATTGGTTAGCGAGACCGGGTGAAATTTGTTCGTAGTCGGCGTCGTACCCGCAACTGACTTCATCATCTCCACCCTCGATGGCCTGGAGAGCTTCCGGGGTTTTGATAATGACGTCAGCCAACAGCAGGTCGGATTTATCGCCAGTACCGCGCCGTACGTTCTGAATGTGCCCGTGCGCGAGCTGCCGCCAGTTATCAGGGGTGACAAAGATGATCTGCCCGCCAAAATCGCGCGGATGTCCAATGGTGACCGCCATTCCCTCGAACGAGGCCATAGCGCGCTCGCTGAATACCTCTTCCGGTGTTCGGCGGACAATCACCTTCCCTTTGTCATTCGGAGTGAGTTCCGGCCGCTCAGTGGCGTCATATTCCTGCTCGCCAGTTCTTGCGATCGGAACGTCTTTAAACAGGACGGAGCCATCAGCAAGTTGATAGCGGGTATTGCCCAGGCGGGTTTTAAAGAAATATTTCATGGGTTACCTGCTGAATTGCGGGCAATAAAAAAGGCCGCCGATTGGCGACCTTGCGGGTTTCTACAAGATTATTCGTCGTCTTCTTCATCGTCCTTTATTACAGGGCTAAGCCGATTTGATGCGATAGCATTCTCGATGGTGTCCACATCTGGCTCCACCTCATAGGCGATTAAGTAGGTTTCTTTTTCACCATTAGCATTCGTCCTCACATATTCGCGAATCGGAAACTCGCTCATGGTGCCTGCATTTGGCCCCATTAAGTTGGGACGCCTATGGTTTGATACGCCATACATGGCAATGTTTTTTGACGGTTTACCATTCTGCGGAAAAAATAAGTAGCTGTTCAATTCCTTGCTCCGTCTAATTAATAACTTGAATAGAATAGCTATTTGCGAGGCTCGGGTATATGCACTTCCTGCCAGCATTGACAGTTCGGCAAGCACCCGGCATGGCCGGTCATACCGTCCAGGGTTGGCGGTGCATCCCAGCGCACGAAAACATTCTTCATTTTTCGATGTGATGGGCGAGTCCCAGCCTCCTTAATTCGCCACCAGTAACCCTCCGAACCTACGGCAAGCGCACGCGCCTCTGTCAGCGCCCCGGTTGCGCGACCTATTTCGGTACGTGCGATTGTTCGCGCTCGCCCGGCTGATACCTGCCCGGACTCCATAATCATCTCGTACAAGGCATCAGGCCGCTCACCTCGAATCACCGCCTCCATTGCACGTTGCTGGATTTCGGTAACGCGGCTGGCAGCCTCCAGCGGTAACGATTTGATGAGCTGCTGCTGGCGAGCGACTATATCCCGCGCAACGTGGCCTACTGGTGTGTTACCCACAACATCACGCAGCCCGACGGAAATCTCTTCGGAAACCGAGCGCCACTGATTCCATTCTTCCTGCTCGACCTGGGCGAACATCTTTTTGCTGACCATTTCCGCCCAGTTTTCTAATAGTACGGAATAGTCCACCAGCGTGCTGGCCGTCTTATCCGCGCTTGCCTGTGAGCCATCGTAGGAACCCGCCACTATCTCGCCGATCTGGTTTGCTATCGCCAGTAGGCTCTTTTGGTACTGTCGCTCCGATTTGCGGCGGAGGTTCGGTTTCAGATTCAGCCTCCTCCCACTGCGACTTGGCATTTTCAATATCCTCGTCAGAAATGCTGGCCCCGATCCCGGTAACGTCTGCCATCTCGCGCAGGTCGGTTAGCGCAGCTGCCGGAGACATACCCAGTTCACGCACAGCGGTAGCCAGGGCGTTAGTCGTATTGGTCGCTACGGTAGAACGGTCAACGTCTGACATCTGCCAGAGCGGGTTAAACTCAAATGTGAAATCGTCCGGCAGCGGTTCGCCGAATTCCGAGCGGTGCAGTACATCGAACAGCAGACGAATATGCGGGCGTAAGTCGCGTTCCTGCTGCGTCCCCACGTCGCCATAGTAGTTAGCCAGGTCAGCGTCACCCGTAGAGAAGCCTTTCGGCGACTGCCGGAACATACGCACCAGCGGGATTCCAACAGCCCCGGCAATATCCTCTTTGAACTCGCTCAGGAGGTCAGACAGTCCGGCAAACGAATAGGAGTGGGTTTCGAAAGTGTCATCTGCGTCGAACAGCGACATGCCTTCATTGGTCTGGAATTGGCGAACCAGATCCATTTGCTTGAGCAACGCTTCGAAAGGCTTACCTCCCATAGCGATAATTTCACGCAGCTTTTTAATTTTCGCCGTGCGCAGATGGGCCTTATAGGCCAGTTGCGCCGCACCAACGCTGGTACTGTCGTATGAGGTCAGGCGATCAAAGATGCGCTCAACAACCGACATCCCCCATTCGTTTTCGGTAATTTTCTGCTGGTACGGTAGTTTTACGCCATCCATACGAATCAGGCGGGAATGGTGCAATGTCCAGGCGGGTAATCCCTGCGCCGTCGTCACGATGTCGTAAAATTCAGGCTTACCGAGATGCGGCCCAAGCGTCTTAATGCGGCGCGTTAACTGCGGGTTGAGCATCCAGCGGTCAAGAACTGCCAGCCCTTTGAAACTGCCCTTGCCTACTTTATCCAGGATAAGGGGCGTTAAAGGCGCCTGACCTTCGATAAGGATCAGTGCGCCAGCTCCACCATACAGCCGCGACCATTTCAGCGTCTCGTTGAGAGCGTCCCATAGTTGAAGTTCTTCAAACTTCGATTCCAGAATGCCGCGGCGCTTCGGGTCAATCTCGCTGGTAATACGCACGCCTTTTTTCGTCATGTCGTCGGCGATAGCATCAACGGCTACGCCAATTATCCACGACGAACGGTACGCCCATTCAATTAGAAGTCGGTTACGGCTGGTATAGTTCGCCTTGTACGTGGATGCGGCGTGCTGGTTAGGTTGCTGCATCCCGACACGGGCGACAAAGTTATCGTAAGAGTCCGCTGTGGCGACTCGTTTTGTTTGCTTCGCCATGCGTTATTCTCCGAGTTTTTTCCAGATATCGAATGCGGTATCCATTGGGGCGTAACAGATCATCACCGAGTCGGCGAGGTTTGGTGATTTGGTGCCGTCCGGCTGTTTATCGACGAGAATTTTACCCACGGCGTTTTTCGACCAGGTTGGTTGAGACAATTCCATCAGCAGCCGATCCTTATTCTTCATCGTGCTGCTTATGGAAATGATTTCGTCGGGGTTGTAATCCATGCCGCCCAGGGCACGAAAGGTATTACGAAAAAGCTTTCTCAGATGCCACCAGCTTTGCGCTTTGGCATTAGCAAAGAAATCTTTGTTCAGGCGCGCTAGCTTGCCGTTGTCGCCGGGAACAGCTTCATCATCAGGGTCAAAGACCGAGCCACTTCCACGAAACGGCGTTGCCGTGATTTGCGGTAGTCTTTCGGCATATCGCTGTTCGTTGATAACACGGGCGTCGCCACGAGCACCGGCCCCCAGTCCATCCTCATCAAAACGAAATTCGTCAATCCCAAAGTCATCACAGAAACCGAATGCTTTAGCTACCGAGGCGAAGATATCGCTCCCCTCGCCAGACCACTCTTCAACCTCCTGAAGCAAGAAACCATAGCGAGCGGAGAAGCCGTTTTTATCTTTGCCCTCGTCCGCAATGTCCATCGCGCCGAGGCGCTGTCCTGTGGGTTCAATACCGAGTTTTATGTGGGCGTCGACGGCAGCCTGCACCCATTCAGACGGGATGAGAATGCCCTCTGCTGATGCTTGATAGTTGAGGTCCAGCTCCTGAGCAACGATGACCGGGTTATCAATTTTTTCGCATTCCTTGCGGTACCACTCATCATCCTTGCGCGGGTCGCTGCGCCAGTGGAAGGTAAAGACCGGGATTCTCCCGCTATGTCGCTTCTGAGCGAACGGGTTATTCATGCCATTCACCGATGAGAGATCGATACGGCAACGAGTTGTTTGTGATAATGCTGCGTCAATCAGCAACGGGCGCATCAGGAATGCTGCCTCATCCACGAAATAAAGCGTTGTGCGGTCACCACGGCCAATGTTATCGCCCGCCTCACCTTTCAGTACAGCTCCCGTTTCCGGGAACTCAACGCGCATGTAGGGAGCGTGTTTTTTCTCATCCCATTGGCCGCGAAACTCAACCGGGAGTGTTTCAACGAATTTTCGGGCTTTCCAGAAAAGGGCTTTCGGGTCGCCAGTGCTGTCAACGTATTCCTCTTTACGGGAACCGAAGCCGATCACCATTTCTTTGTTGAAAAGGCAGAGCGAGCAGGCCAGGCCGATTGACGTCCAGCTCAACCCCATTTCACGGCTTTTTTCAGTAAGTCCATGCTCCAGATGAGACCTGCGGTCCATTATCCATTCGATCCACTCTTCCTGACGCGGGAACAGTAAAAATGGAATGGTGACGGGCAGACCATAATCGAGGTTGCGCGGGTCGGTCGTCATCCCCCAGTCGATAATGAACTGAGCCGGGTTATCACGGTAAAACTGCTTAAGTACGGGCAGCATTTCAGGTTGCTGACGAATGCGTTGCAACCGCTCCATTCGCCACTCAAAAACCTGGTTGTAATCCGGATTTTTGAAGTCAAAGGGGAATGGTATTGGCACTGGTAACCTCAAAAATAAATGCACCTTCCAGTGGTTGTTTTTGGACAACAGCTAATATTTAAAAGGCCAATCAATCAGGTCTGGAGGTGTGTCGTGGAAAAGGTGTCGCAAACCAAAAAAGAAGGCGGATGGGATTCAGGTGGAAAGCCGCCGCCAAAAGGAAATAGACCGGAACATGCAGAACGTTCAGATAAAAAACCGCCAGCCGGAAAAGAAGGCGGCATGGATTCCGGTGGCTAACCCATCATCTTTTTATAAGCTTCGGCGGCCTCCTGCGGCGTCATCGATACCGTTTCGGTTTTGATGGGGCCGCCATCTTTCCCTGTGCTCTCTACCTTTAGTTTATTGGTATACGCGTCACCGACTTCTTTTGCGGCCTGCTCCAGCAGCTGCGCCGTCATGCCGAAGTTTTTCACCTTCTCAGTACTTTCAGCCATGCGATTCAATACTCGCAGGCGGTACGCTTTGTTAGCGATCGGTATATCGGCGGTATCACTCTGAAAACGCGCCCGCGTCGCATGGAATAAATCTACCCATTTTTTGCTTAGTTTCGCCGCCATCGCATTACAAGGGCTGTATTGCGAAACCTGCTGTCGGGAGACGGTAACCCCGAACTCAACCTTTACAAGCTCGATTACTTTTGCGGGGGATTCGTAACACGCAAGTGACTGAACAATGAAGGCTTTAACCTCTGTCGATAATGCTGCCATTGGTCACCTCCATGACAATCTGAATAAATCCTATGCCAGTCGCAACATGCACGTCCCGCACGCCCTGGCGATATCAATGTGAGCTACCTCTGCGGGTTGATTTGCTGCGTCCACCAATTCCTGTACATCGCGGCTGGCGCCGTACCGACGAACCACGCCAATAAATTCTTCGACATCGTGGCCGCGCAGGCAGAGTTTCGGCTTGCCCGTATCGCGGTAGAACGCTGGCGCGCCAAACTCGTCGGTCTTTTGGGCGATGTGGTAAAGCTCATGCTCTATGAGGGCGCAGAATTCGAGATCTGAGCATTGCAGGCAGAAATCAGCTGCGAGGGTAATGATGTAGTCAGGCTGGTGACCGAACCATTCGTACATCTGCTGTTCCATGCGGGCCTTCTGCCAGCCTCCGGCGCGCATCATGACCTCTTCGCACTGTCCCAGCACCGTGCGCCCCTTTTTGGCGAATGCGCTGGATGCCCACATAAACGCTATATCAGCATCAGCGAGGTGGAAGTGGTCGGGGTTATGAAGGTGCCCGGATTCGGCAATGATTTGCTCCTGCACCCATTGCCATACACCATCAGCAGGAGCCAACCGAATGTACGGCGCGAACTCTTCAACGAATGCGGTTGTTGGCAGCGGTCGGCGATCGTCTTCATTCGCCATGGTTCTCTTCCTGTTATTTAAGCCATTAAAAGGCCACTCGAGTGGAATGGCCTTGTGATCTGGAGGAAGTTTAAGTACATGAGATGGGGCAGAGGTTATTTAACGGACGTAATTGTAACTTTCCTCAACAGATTGCGTAATGACAGCATCAATCTTGTTGAGTAGGTCGTCAGGGCCATGAGTGCCTGCAAAATCTACTTTGCCGGAATGCTTGCCATGCCCAGGCCATAACGTGCATTGTCCAGTGTATTCATAATCAAAGTGAACAATACTCCCCTCTAACTTCGTGATTACAAGAAAGTGAAGCTTGAAGCTTTTATCATCTTTATATGATCGCACACCGAGTGAAAACCTTTTCAGGAAAGCTGGTATTGCACCTTCTAAAAGCTGTAAATTTTTTTCATTCATCGTGATATACCCATCGATTTAATTACGCCCATCTCATGCATACCCACACATGAGGGTGACTGATGACAATATCAATGAAAAACTTAATTATTATTGGCACTGCTCACGGACGTACTGCTGCAGGCCCGTCAGTTGTTTGGTGACGGTGGCGATTCCGTCTCTGAGACGCCAATAATCCCGTTCAGCGGCGTCAGTAAGTCGGGGGCCGGTTGCATCATCCATGCCGGGGGCGCTGGCCGTTCCGTTCGTGGGACATTTTGCGTTGACGCGCAACCCGCACTTACCAGAACTAACACAACGCTGCAGGTCATCAAGTTTAGCTTTGGCATCTGCCAGTTCTCCGGTGTATTTGGCATCGAGTGCAGCAACATCACGCTGACGCGTCTGCATGTCGGTGATGGTGTCGTTCGCCAGCGTTAGCGCACTGGTCGCTCTGTCACGCTGCGCTTTGTAGTTCAGCGCATTGTCACGATAGTGATTAACACCCCATGCCAGCGAAACGATCAGCAGAATGATTAACGAAGCGGCTATTGCGGTGATGCGGCTCACTGGTCTATCCCCCAGCACGCCAGCGCGCTTTCCTGGTCCCGACGTTCAACCTGACCGTAGCAGCCGTTTTTCTGGCCCTGCGTCAGCCGACAGTCGCGGCCACCGTCTTTAATCCACCAGCGAATAGCCTCGCAAGCACCTTTGCGGTCGCCAGCATTCAGGCGCGTATAGAACGTTGATGGCAGGCATTTTCCGGGGCCGATGTTATACGGGCAAAACGAGGCAATCCCGGCTTTCTGCGGTTCGGTCAGCTTCACATGGATGTTTTTATCCACCCACGCAAGTGCAGCATCACGCTCTTTCGCATTCACCTGGTCACATTTGGCCTGCGTCAGCTTCATACCCTGCACCACCGGCTTACCATCCACCAGCGTGGCTCCACGGCAAATAGTCCATATACCGGAACCGTCGCGATACGCCGTCAGGCTGCTCCCCTCTTTCTCATTGAGGAACTGATCGAGGATGACCGTTGCTGGCGCACCAGCAAGGACCAGGCCCAGTACTGCGGCGCTTAACTTTGCCTTCGCTCCCATTACTGGCCCCTGGCCGCCTTGCGGCGATCCTCTTTGATTTTGAAATACAAGTTGGTCAGGTATGTCAGCAGACCAAAAAGAATACTCGCGAGAACACCAATTGCCGCCCACTGTGAGGGCGATACTTTATCCAGTAGCTGGAGCACCCAGAACCCTCCGTTTGCTCCGGCAAAACCGTAGCTGACACCAGTTGTGATTTTGTCCATTCGATACATACTCCACCTCCACATTTAGGAAGTGCCGTGTGATATGAGAAAAGGAGGTTCAGGCCCTCGGGCTGCAATTACCAACCAACCGTTTGAGAGTGATTGCCCGAGGCCTGAAATAGAAAAAGCCGCAATTAAGCGGCTTTGAATGATTCGTTGATATTAACGGGGTATAAAGGTACTGAAATGCTCTTCAAGTGCCAGATTCGGATCGTTGAGTGAAGAAAGCACTTTTAATTTAATCTCTTCACAGACACCAGCGTATTTGTTTTCTTTTACTTCAACAAGAAAGGTTTTGTCATTATCGACCACAACTTTGATAGTTCCGCTGGTATTCTGGAGGCGTAGATTGATACGCACCACAGAGAAATCACCACCACGTGGCGAATCATCTGTTACTGTCGATATCGCAAAATCAATCCCGTAATCTTCATTAAGGTCAATCCCAGATAAATCAGACTTTCTGAAAGTAGTATCGTATAGCCTGCCTACTGACACATAAGGCAAGTTAACGCCCTTAATGTCTGTCCAAGTTTCACTTTCAAGCCCTAGGGATTTCCGATACTGCTCAACAAGATGCTCAGCCTCTGAACAAACAGTGTTTGCCCTTTCAAACCGTGCCGCTTCAACATCTTCACGTTTCTTTTTGATTTCTGCGTAAGTGATGCCCATAGCCTTCCTCCACACCCTATTATGTCGGATTAGCATGATAACTCACCTTATAGTGTGTGGTCTTTATTTAAACAATCATTGATTAGGCGGCCTCTGCGCAAGCGCCTGGCGGATTGGGGAATGAGCCGTCCGACAGTGAGGCCTTAATACGGAAAAGGCCCACCGAAGTGAGCCTTTAAATTAACTATTTGATGGGGTTTATTTTTTACTTGTCGCTGCGGGTGTAGCTTCGCGAGCATAAATGAATTCAAGCAATGCGCGCGCAACTCTGCAACTGAAATCTTTCGGGGTTTTTATCGAACATTTTACACATCGGCACATAGAGCATTGATTCAGCTACCTGCAAATACAATGAGATACGACTCTCACACGTGCGTAGAGACCATTCAGGGTGTTTTTCGTTGAGTTGTCGCGCCATATTTTTTTTACTCATCCGATGGAGATATCGGTTATTGATCACGGCATACAGGCCAGGGTTTTCATTTCTGACCAGTATCTCGGCAATGACTGCATCGATCATCATCCCCTCTTCATCAGTGCAGAATGTCAAATGGGTTTGCTCTTTTTGGCTTAGCAGATCCAGAAAATAGCGCTTCATTTCGCTGTCATCCATGCCAGCAGCAGATATATGTTTCAATACTTGCTTAAGGGATGCCTCCGTTAATTTCTTTGAAGACAAAATCGCATTAAACATATTCCCGGTGTGCCCTTTGCCTATATACGACCATTTCCCCCACATCCGTAATTTCCCCTGGATCCATACTGATTCCAGAGTCAGCAGTCTTCCTGATTCATCGGGGTTACCCGTAGTTAATGGATAGATCATATGAAACCCTCCTCTCTCCAAATTTGCTGCGTGCGAAAAACACCCTCGGCGTGCCACAGCCGCAGAGTGTCAGAATCAATATCGGCTTTAACGCGCCCATCGATGACGTCATGACAACAGCTGCAGGCGATAGCTCCCTGCATGTCATCAGGCTTTATTGCGGTTCCGCAAGTGTCGGCCATGCGGTAATGCGCCAGAACGCTTGTAGCAGGATCGAAATTGCAGACGCCAGGGATGCGGACGGTACATGCGCGCCCACGCGCTTGTTTGGTGAGATCGACCTTTTTCATGCGGCGAAGTCCAGCAGCTGCGCGGCTGCGTTTTCAGCGGCCTGCCTGGTGGGGAATGTGCGGAAAAGAATAAAATTCCACAGAACATCGAGGACTGATTTATAAAGCTGGGAAAATTCAACGTCGTCCATTTTTGCGAACGATATGGATTTGGGCTCCTTCCGTGTGCTGCCGTCCGGCATCTGGTGAGCAGTGTAAAAGCCGGCCTCAATGGTCACCCAGGCACGGAATGCTTCGAAGGATTTAACCAGGCTGATATTCCCGGCGCGCAGTTCGGCCTGTTCACGAAGATATTGCTCTGCTAACTCCTGCAGGGTTTCTTCGTGCCCTGCGTAATGTGCCACGAGTTGCACATACCCACGTACCAGCTTCTTATCTCCCGGAGACATTGCGCCGCCGACTGGCTGCCAGTAATCAAAGCCAAGGTTGAGCAGCGCAAAGAATTTACGGTGAAACGCCGGGTTACGGGCCTGCTTGAAATCAGCATATAAAATAGCACCCAATTTGACCTTTGAATTAATGAAGGCCTGGGCGTCGGGTGTGGCGGGAATTAATACCCCACCAGCAGATTTGATAAAACTATACTGCGCCATCGGTTCTCCCGTTAGCGCAGCAATTGTTCAGTTTGAGTGTGCTGGTTGTTCAGGCCAGCCTACTTATTATAGCTCAAGGCGATCGTTTTTAATAATCGTATATCCGGCCATTTTAGCCAGTTCAAACAACGCGTTAAGCGACGCGACATGCTCATCCTCATGCACATCGCGAACGCTGCAGATAACACCGTTTTTGCACGTTACCAGGACACGTCCGTCATCTGGGAGTTGTTCTACTACCTCCGCAATTTCAATCACGTGCCACCTCAAAAGTACTGTATATAATAACAGTATTTATACTCCCCAATTTTTCATAGTGCAAATATTTAGTGGCAATAACTCATGAAGTTATGTGCAATTTCCTTTTATAACCATGGCGTTAAGAAACCGCCATCACAGGCGGTTTTATCATGGGTTGTTGACAGGTTATGACATTAAGCCGCGATTTCTTTTGCGGTGCACATCTCCGGCAAGTTGGCCCTAACCAGCGCTTCGGCGAACGACAGGGTGGTGAGACGTACACGAATCAAAGAACATTTCCTTGTTTTTCCGACGGCCATTCCCTTGACAATAATACTGTATACGCATACAGTTATCTTGAGTGTGTACTCCCGTGGGACATGCAACAATGTAGTGATCACGAATTGTTCGGCAGTGGGTAAGTGACCTCTTTTGAGAATTAAGTTTCCAAATTTAAAATACAACTGGTTAAATATCAGGATGTATGAATATACACTTCTATTGTATAGCTTGTTTGTTTAAAATCCGCGCGACCTATGCTGTGGGTCACATTGTAAATGTGATAAATGATGCGAAATAATCCTAAAGTTGATGGCTTTTCTTCCGATTAAAATATAAATATTTATATATCGTAATCAGAATGGTGACCTGACCTAAGAGTAAGGCATCTAATTTGAAGTTCAGGGAAACGTAAAATCAGCAAGTTAGCTGTTTTTTATTAGTTAGGAACTGTATGTTTACACAGCGAAAAGAATTATATAAAAAACTCGAAGAAAGCCGTGGTTCAAAAGTTATTACATATGTCACGGGTGATAGGCCTGGATTGGGTACTCAGATTTCATCTGATGTATTCGATTTGTTTGCAAATCATCTAGATGAAATCGGTGACACGAAGAAAATCAGTCTCTTCATCTATACTAATGGTGGATAGATTATGGCGGCCTGGAGTATTGTGAACCTGCTTAGGCAATTTTGTAAGGAATTGGAAGTTATCATTCCATCTAAGTGTCTGAGTGCTGGTACTTTACTTAGTCTCGGTGCCAATAACATAGTTATGACGAAACAAGCAACTATTGGCCCCATTGATCCAAGTGTAAACGGTCCCTTGAACCCGCAAGTCAATATTGGTGGTCAATTGCAGGCTTGGGCGGTTAGCGTTGAGGAAATCAAGGGTTACATTGCGGTTGCTAAAGAAGAATTCGGAATTGAGGATGATGCAGGTTTAGCGCAGATACTTCATTCTTTAAGTGAAAAGATTCATCCTCTGGTGCTTGGTCGAGTGTATCGCACTAAAGCTCAGATACAGATGCTGGCAAAAAAATTGTTGGTAAATCAAATATCTAAACCTGATGACGTAGATCCAATTATTAGTTTTTTATGTAGTGAATCTGGCAGTCATGACTATACAATTAACCGCGTTGAAGCATTAGAACTCGGACTTAAGGTAGAGAAGCCTAATGAGGAACTTTACCAATTAATCAAAGAAATATATGACGACATCAAATCGGAGCTTCAGCTGGGACAACCTTTTGATGCTGCAGCAATTTTAGGGGCATCTAATAGCTTGGATTATCAAGCTGTTAGATGCTTAGTTGAAGCCCCGGATACCTGTTCTTATCAGATCAGAACTGAGATGCGCCTTAGCCGTGTAGGTCAGATACATGGAGGCCCTCAGAATCCCATTAACACTGTAATTTTAAATGAAGGGTGGAAAAGTTATGACCAATAACCACGCTGTTACTGCAAAGTATTTAGCGTATAATCAAGGAGTGACAACCACAACTCCTTTGAACAATGCTAATAGATCGACCACGGCCCAAACCGTCCTACAGCAAAGCACTCGTCAGTTAACTGCCCCGTATCAGACAGTGTCAACGTCATACTGACATTTGTTGTAATAAGCAAAGCCTGCTCATGCAGGCTTTGTCGTTTGTTAGCGAAGTTTAATCAAGCCGCAAGTGTTGGTGATAAACAAAGCTCTGCCAAATTGGCCCTGACCAGCGCCTCGGCGAACGGAGGGGGCACCGCATTGCCACACCTCGCAACTTGTTTGTCTTTGGCGTATCTTTTGCCGCGATAGTCCTGGTCGATGATGTACCACTCGGGGAAGCCCTGGGCCCTGTATAACTCGCGGGGTTGCAGCATGCGCATGCCGATATCAACGATGCGGTACACAACATCCTCAATCGTCACGAACTCACTGATGCCGTATTCGCGCAGGAATGCCGCAACCTGATCGGCCCGCCGTTCGTCATAGTCGTTAGCAGCCAACAATGCGCGCATCTCGCCAAAGTGTAGGCCGCCGGCCGTTACGGTCTGCAACGGTGTATCGGTAGGCTGTCCAATGTTGGTGCCGCGCATTTTGACGATGCTCGACGTGATCAACGCATGGTGGTCAGTGGTGGTGACCGTGTGAGCTGGCTCGTCCAACCCGATGCCAGCTCCTGAGTAGTTGCCCCCAAAGTGTTTGACCAGATTCGCCGCCACCAGCGCAAATTTATTGCCCCCGGCGGTGACAGTACCCAGTGGTTTCTTAATCTGGAGAATACGCGGTGCCTGTCCTACCCGTTCGCCGTAACCCATCTGAATCAGCGTCGTTGATACCAACTGCGATTTACCACCGCCACCAGCGGTTACAGTGGCGCTTGGCTCGTCTACGCAGTGACCTATACTGCCGCCGAACTGCCGGGCGATAAACGGCGAAATAGCCGCTTCGACAATACCCAGTGCGTGACCGTTCCCGACAGGGCGCTTTGATGTACCGGCTGTCACCGTCGGTACCGGTTCAGTTACCTCCTGCCCGGTTGCTCCGGTGCGAAATTTCGTCAGGCTCGGAACGGCCAGCGCAAAGCCGTGCTTCTTGGTAATGGTCTGGGTTGGCTCATTCAGCGACTGGCCCCGGAAACAGTCGTAATTCGTTTTGGTACTGGTGTGATTGCACTTCACGATAAACGGCGCTGCGCTTTTCACCACGAAACGTTCAATACCGCGCGCAATCCGTCGCATGGTATTTGTGGCCAGGGGTTTTTTGCGGTCGAAAATTGACGGACACGGAATCGACCAGTCGATACACTCCGCCGCTGTTCTCCAGGGTTTAAGTTCACCTGATTTAACCGCGGCTGTTTTCGGATCTCCGTGGGTTTGCTCCGGCCAGCAAATTGCGGCGCCGTCGCAGCGCATCACCATGAAAAAGCGTTTGCGAATCGTCGGTGCTCCGTAATCACACGCGCGCAACTCTCGATGTTCGACCGCATAACCCAGCCCGGCAACCAGCCGCTGCGCCTGTTTGCTGCCAGGCTCAATGTTCAGAAACTCGCAGCACTCGGCCAGTGCCGGGTGATCAACACTTATGCCATTGGACAGCATGCAGACAAACGCATTAAACGTCTCGCCTACGCGCTCCGGGTCTGGACGCATTTCCGCCGCCAGCAGTGGTCCCCAGGTGCGGAACTCCTCAACGTTTTCCAGCATCATGACGCTGGGGCGCACCGTCAGTGCCCACCGAACCACAATCCAGGCTAAGCCGCGAATCGCTTTTTCTACCGGGGTACCGCCTTTCGCTTTGGAGAAATGGCGGCAATCCGGGCTAAACCATGCCAGACCCACTGGCATACCTGCGGTAACAACCGGGGGATTTACGTCAAAAACGCTCTCGCAATAGTGCAATGTGCCGGGGTGGTTTGTGGTGTGCATCGCCACGGCATTCTCGTCGTGATTGATAGCGATATCCACGCTGCGGCCAATTGCCATTTCAATCCCGGTAGATGCTCCACCGCCACCAGCAAAATTATCAACGATGATTTCTCTCACGCGTATTTCTCCAGGATGATGGCCAGCGATTTTGCGGCGTCCACGATTGACGGTACGGGCATTTGTTCCAACCACATGCGATTGATGTGATGGCGTAAACGGTTCTGGTGATGCGCCGGTAGTTCGCCGGCGCGTTCAATTTGCGAATAGACCAGTCTGACCTCGGCAGGCCAGACCGTTTCGGTTGCATCCACCAGCAGCAGTTTTTCCAGTTCAACGATCCGGCGGTAGGCATACTCGAGTAATGCGTCACTCATGCGACACGCTCCTCGAAAATAACTTCACCGTCCAAGCCACCAAGCTGGTAAAGGATCGAACCATCATCCCGATACTCTACTGGAGACGCGCTCCATCCTTCCCCGTTTGGCTCGTCATCATCGCCAACAACAATAAATCCGCCGGATTCCATTCGTGCTGGGTACATTTCTCCTTCTGTCCACCACCCTTCGGTATCTTTGATACATTTAACGAACATGATTTGTTTGTCCCTCATGAGTGCGCTCCCTTGCTATCGCGAAGCTGGCGGGCGAATGATTCCGCCATGTCTGACACTTTCGCGTAAATCAAAACCTGCCTGTCGAAATAACCTCCAGACTGTAATTTTGTATGCTGGGTCGACATTTCCGCTGCGAACATCGCCACCCCGTCTGCTCGCAGCGAGGAGAACGCTGCGGCGATGGCGGGGGTTTCATTAAGGGCTTTAAAAATTAGTGGTTCCCATTTATTGAAATACACACCACCAGGGCGAGCAGTGATTAATTGACGTAACACGTCGCGAAGGTTCCAGTTATCCGCCACCAACGCATCGCGCTGCTCAGTAAGCTGGCGCACAGCATTAGCCAGCCCGGTAATCAGTTCTGCTGTTGCCGCTGATACATAGCGGGATGCGGGTTCTGCTGCATCAAGTAACTGTTTGGTGGTCATTTCGTAGTTCATTTTTCACCCTTCTCTTTTTCGTCACGCCAGTAATTCAGGCGTGTTCTAAAAAATTCCCGGTAGCTCTCCGGCGTTTCACTGAGTTGCTGACTAATGGCAGCGCGCGGAACTTTCTTTTCGTACAGCTGCTTAATCAGTGCCGCGGCGCGCATGTCGTAATGCTCCATTAGCTGGCATTCCTGCGGCCATTTAGCGCGGTTCAGTGGAAGGCCGGGCGGCAAATAATCTGATTGCCCGGCCATTCATCACGCCCTCAGGTTTTTGCTTGAGAGCACATAGAAACGTGGGTCTACGCTGTTCAGGGTGAAGTGGGTCACCGGCATATCATCGTGCCGTGTCAGGCCGACATATTTCGAACCAGACATGGATTTGATGCGGTTCTGCAACTGCACCATCGTCATGGCGTTGCCTGGGTGATATTTTTTGATGCTGTTGAGGATTGCCTGATACGAGAGAGTTTTCCCCTTCATGATCGCCACCAGCGCCTGCGCTGATAACTCGCCGTCTTGGGAGTCAACTTCGGTTTCGGCAGTGCTGTCGGTTTTTTTCGCGATTGGTTTAATGGTTTCGAGCAAGAGGCGACAGCGGCCCGGGGCGCCAATACGCAGCCCTGTTTTTTTGTCGTAGTTCTCGTTACCGTTCGCAGACCACACCGTTGCGGTTTCGTGAAGTCTCACCACCAGTTCACCACGAGCGCGGATAACTGTGCCGGTGTGGGTTTTGATGGTACGGCCATTTTTTACTGCTGGCGCAGAGACAGTTTTGTTGTTTTTGGTTACTGCGGCGCCACGCGGTTTTACAACCTGGATAGGACGTGGCGCCGGGATGAATACGGAACGGCTGCGGGCGCGGGCGCCGGAATTCATCTGCCACAGGATCACATTGGTCCAGTCGCAACCGTCGTCGGCGTGTTTGGTGCGGTCAACATAGATAATAGCGGTCATGGTCTTTCCTCGGTTTGGTCAATAGCGCTGGTCAGGCGCGGTTAAAAGGCTTCTTTGCTGTACTTCTGGTCATAGCGGCGTTGCGGTTTTTTCGGTTTACTAGCCTCCAGTTGAATACGTGTTTTCTCTCTCCCGACATGTTGGTCCATGGGGAGGAAATGCCCGTTCCGGAATTCCTGGTAAATTACGGTACCGGCTGCGCTAAAGCGGGATTTGCCGAGAATGACCTCGGCGATCCCGGTCGGGGGTGAATCCAGGTTATAAACGTCATCGCGGTACAGCATGAGAATGCTGTCGGCGTCCTGCTCGATTGAGCCTGAATCGCGCAGGTCTGACATTACCGGGCGGCGCTGATTGGCCGGGCGGCTGTCAACAGCTCGGGATAACTGGCTGAGTGCAAACACTGGGGTATGCAGCCGCATTGCCATAGTTTTAAGATTTCGCGAAATGTGCCCGATGGCGAGATCGTGACGCTCAGCCTTAGGCTTTTTAATCAGGCCCATGTAGTCGACCATGATCATGGCCAGGTGTGGATAACGCCTCTTATGGGTTTCAGCAATTGCCCGGATTTGTTCGACAGTGAGATCCGTTGCATCAGCAATCCAGATATCACGGTTATTCAGGAGCTCAAGCGCACTGGTCATTCGCGCCCAGTCCTCATCTTCCATATCTTTCGGATTACGCAGACGGGAAACTGACATATTCCCGGTACCGGCGATCGAGCGTTCAACAATTTGCCCTGCCTGCATCTCCATGCTGAAAATCAGCGCGCCGCCGCCACGTTCGGAAACACCGTGGACTATGTTCAAGGTAAATTCTGTTTTCCCCATTCCCGGGCGGCCAGCGACAACAACTAAATCGGTGGTATTAATACCACCAGTGGCCCTGTCCAGATCTTCAATGCCTGTGAGCAAATTGCGTGTTTCAGCGTCTCCATCCATGCGCTTTTGCACCGTGTCCAGGTAGCGCGGCAATAATTCCTGAATGTGTACCGGCTGAACATCGCCAGTGTCGGCGGTCATGTCGAGCAACTGCGCGACGGCTTTCTCTGTGATCTCGTCGCGTTGGTCCTGGTTAACAGCGTTACGGATGCCGTCCGCACCATCCTGAAGCAGGCGCGCCATTTCGCGGCTGCGCCAGGCCTTCACCATTTTCCCGGCATAACCCTTGAGGTTAGCGATCGTGGCTGGTTGCTTACAGATTTCCGCCAGGTTACCCAGGGTCCCCTGCCCGCCCAGCGCCTCACTCACAAACAGCAGGTCGATCATGCCGTCCGTCAGTGCCTGTTTTTTTATCTCAGCAAATGCCCGACGGTAAAATCCAGTGCTGAATGCCGTATCTGGCGTCGTGGCTATAACGTCAAACGCGTCTGGCGTTGCGCCGCCGTTCAGCAGCCCGGCCAGCACGATGGATTCCAGTTCCTGAGGAGTCACAGCGCCCCCTCACGTGTTTTGCGGAGTGTTTCAGGCTTCATCAGGTAATCGAAACTTGCGCGCCATCCATCGTCGTGCTCACCACCAAAATAAAAATCAGACGCAGATTCACGGAATTTTTCGAAGTAGCCCAGGAATGCCCCTGTTGTCTGGTTTTTCATGTGCGCAGCCAGACGGATGATTGAGCGGCGACGATCGGCGTCCAGTTCCGCCAGCGGCATCAGTCCGGCAAAAATTTGATTAAACCCGTCCATCACAGCTTCGGGATCGATGTTTGCCTCAGTGATGGCCCATTTTTCAGCGTCAGCGATATACCCGTCGAACCGGCCCACGCGGCAAATATTTGCAGGTTTCGGCAGCCCGGCGCCGCGGCGATTCCAGGTAGCGAGTACCCAGCGAATAACCAGCCTCAGGTCATCCACGGTATACGCTGCGCGAGTGGTCGTTGGCGTCAGCAGCACAACAAACGGTTTCACGTCGCGGCAGCGGGTGTCGGTTTTGGCGTTGTAGTATTCCAGGACTTTTTGAGCGTCAGCGAGAATTTCCGCATCGCCCTCCCCCTGGGGGTTAGGGGGTTCTTGTGGATCAATGGGTGGTTCCGAAGAGTGACTGATTCTGGTGCCACCTGATGGCATAGGGGGTGTGCTTTCTGGCGGCACACCTGTGTTTTCTGACGGCACAGGGGCTATGCTTTCTGGCGTCACAGGGGGGGTGCTTTTTAGCGGCACAGGGTTATCAAGGTTTAGCGTGTAAACGTTTGATGCATTACCCTTTCCATTTTTTTCGCCAGGGCGATTAAGCTTTTTCAGTAATCCCATCTCAAGCAGAGCGTCGATGTGAGCGCGCACCGCGCTGCGGCTGCACTCGCAATGATCGGCAATATGCTGATAAGACGGCCAGCATTCACCGTTATCGTTAGCGTTATCGGCTAGCTTGATCAGGACCAACTTACGAATAGGGTTGCCCGTTTTAATGCTCATGGCGCGGGCTGTCAGCGTCATACTCATAGTCAGATCCCCAGCAAATCAGCCAGGTATCGGCATGCGTATTCGTAATCAGCGGTCGACAGGCATTGCTCACGTATTTCGGCTTTACGCGATTCGTAGATCTCCAGCTTTTTCGCGTAAATCCGCTCTTCGTAAATTTTCTGTACGTCAGAAATAAATACCGGTTCGCCATTCAGACGAAGGCCATTACGCCAGGTTATACGTTGTGTTTGCATTGGTCTTTCCTCGGCACAGTTAAACGCTGGTCAGGCGCTGTGTTTCCTGCATGGCCTGTAAGGCACGTGCAACTTGCTGCGGTCGGTCTCTCGCATCGAGCAGCAGCGCAATGATCGCTGCCGCAAATTCTTTAATCGCTACGCAGATCAGATACTGGGTGGTCATACCCAGTCTGGCGTAACGTTCTGCCGGCAGAGCGGCCTCCATGGCCTTGGCCAGCGCCTGCGCTTTCCTGCACGCGGCTTTTGTTTCACCGCGTAGCCAGCGAAAAATTAACTGACGGTTGTTGTTGATTGCGCGCCAGTCGGCAATGCCATCTGCGTTTTCTATCTGGTGCAGCTTCACGGCGTTGTTGTTACCACCGAAGCGAAACCACATCCGGGTGATCTCGATGGCGACGTGTTCCTGCCCACACTCGGCAGCCCAGCTAAACACCTCTCTTTTCAGTTCTTCAATGTTCTCCACTGCGTGCGTCTCCTGTCGCTTAAAGCAAAAACCTGATTACGCTTAATCAGATTTCAAATGCGCCTGTTGTTAAGCTGCATCTCTGTCCGGCACGCCGTCATTCGGATTTGGGTAAAGGTCCGGACGCAGATCATGCGGTGTTACTTGGAATTCAGTTGCAGCAGCCCATTTAAGAGATGTGGCTGCGCCAAGCAGGCATTTACCAGATGCAACACGGCTTACATACCCCTGGGATTCGCCCACCAGTTCGGCAAAATCCTGCTGGCGGACGCCAGAAGTCTTTAGATAATTTTTGAGATTCATAATCACCTCCTCGGTATATGTGACACATGAATATTAGTTTCACGAATATAACTATGTCAATAGTTATACGATTGGGCTGAAATTAATTTTGCGAATAATATGACCGCTATGAGAAAGAAAACACTTGATGCAGCTGAATCAGATGCAGCCCAACGCCTCCGGGATGCTTGGGAAAAGAAAAAAGTTACTTTGCGCCTCACCCAGGAGAAGGCGGCGGATGCTCTCGGCTTTAGCACCCAGGCAACTGTGAGCCATTACCTGAACGGTAATATCCCGCTAAATACAGATGCAGCGTTAAAATTTGCCGCATTGCTCGGCATCAAGCCAGAGGAGTTGCGCCCCGATCTTGCTGAGCTCATGAACTATGTAAGGAAAAGCGGCACGCATGTTGATGACTACTCTTCATCTGGATGGCACCTTCTTAAACCAGATGAGGTCGATCTAATAAAACTTTATGACAGACTGCCACAAAGTGAAAAAGAACGGCATCTATCTGAATTAAGTGAAAAAGTGAGCGATTACGATCGACTTTTCGAAGAGCTTCTAGCAGCAAGAAAACAATAATCACACTTCACTGTATAAATCCCGTTCATCGGGATTTTTTTTCGCCATTAAATCAATGAAATACAATAAATATTCGCATTACTATTATTTTTCGCTTGACCTAAAATATGCTCATAACTAATATTTACTCTATCAACAACGCACTAACCACGCGGCAGTTGTTCAGTAAAACGTTCTGACACCGGGAAAGACCGGACGAATTTTGCAGTACGGCGTATGGCACATGCGTCACAGCGGTCCGAATGGCTTTCCTTGTGTTTCATTCGGTCTTCGGGTAGCCGGAATGTGCAAGTTAATGCGTAAGCACGACAACGACTCACCATCGTGGCGATACGGTGTGACAGCCGGAAGAGACGGCACAGAATTCGATTCGTTGCAGTGGTGGTAGTGATATGAGCAATGGGCGCGTAACACCACACAAGCCCCCTGTCACGGCAGTGAACGCGGTCTCGCACCATATCCCGCGAATAGAATGCCCCGTGAGGCTTAAAGTGCCGACTGGTCTCCGTTAACGGACCACCACAATCAAAGAGCGCGGGCGTGCAAAACCGTAACGGCCATCGCTTGTAACAGGGAATCCCGGTCCCAGCGTGTAATGGGCGTTGTCCGCTCTTTTTGATTGTGGTGAATTGCAGCCGCTTTGACGGCAACCAGAAGATAAGCGACTGGCACCACATCCGATTTTATCGCTGTGCCTGAGTCCCCAAACGGAGAGACCTAACCCGCAACGTGACACCAGCGAAAGACCGGAGGAAGTACAACGCCTGACCAGCGGAAACCTGAGCATAACAAGCTCTGGCGCCGGGGAAGACCGGAAGAGGAAAGACCAAATGGCTTGACCAGCCTGACAGCCGGGAAAGACCGGCACCCTTTAGATGGCAAAAGGCCCGCACGTGGCGGGCCAATTACCCCGAACGGTGACCAAACCATTCGGACTTACCGCAAGCGACCAAGCTTGCGATGAGGAAAGACCACAACCCCCGAGGGAGCTGACGGCCAGCTCCGAGTATAACGTAACAAGGAGTCGCTATGGAAGCGCACACCACGACACTTTCAACACGTCTGTATATTCATCTGAATTTAAATCCGTACACCAAAAACCGATTCATCATCTCCACCACTGACATGGGCAGCCGCATGCCCGACCACTATTTGCTTTTAAGCATTATGCCGATTGAGTTCGAATTCACAGTACCTGACGCAATCGAAATTATTGGCACCCAGGTCGAGCAGCTGCGCGCGCAGAAACAGCAGATCGCCATGCAGACTGAAACAAGGCTGGCAGAACTGGAGGACAAAATTCAGCAACTGCTTTGTCTGGACCACACGCCCGAAGACGTTCACCACATCCCGTTTTAATCGCGCCTGACCAGCGCATACCAACCGAGGAAAGACCATGCCTATTTTTAACGCATTATTTGAGCCCAAGAAGGGGGCGATAAAAGATGGTGCAGTGCAACTGGCCATCAGCATCGAAGCCCCCAGCAAAAAAGTTGCCGGCAGTATTTTGTTGGGTAAATTGTGGGAGTCATACCCCGCCAGTGGCGATCACTACTTTGCGCCGAAAATCTGGGAAGATGCGCCGGGCCAACCACGCCCAGAAATCGGTAAATTCGATGAGCAATTCCCGAAAGAAAATACCTTCGACGGTACCATGTGGGTGCAGAACGCCGCGCCTGCATCCGCTGAGCCCGATTTCCCCTCCCCTGATGAAATTGTTGATCTGATGACATTATCTGCGCGGGAACGTATCGCCGCCGTTGTTCTTTTTAGTGATGGGGTTTTCACTGGTGCCCTGCTTTCTCAGGTACGTGATTACCTGGACGATTTGGAAAACAGAGATGCGAATTTAGATGATTATGACGATCGTTTTAACCGTTATTTGATGAATGCATTATGCGGCCACTTGCCTGTTTCACACATGCATGTTGAAGGTTTAAATAACCTGGTTCAGGCCATCCTCACAAAATTTGAGAATTCACAGCCTGGGCGAGCGGCATTAGCGCAATTCGTTAAAAGCTGGACTGATAACCCGGGTAAACGCGATGAGCTCATGGGCACCAGCACCAGCACCAGCACCAGCACCAGCACCAGCACCAGCACCAGCACCAGCACCAGCACCAGCACCAGCACCAGCAATGATGCGCCGTTGCCTACTGACAAGCCAGCACCATCACAAATCGGCCCGCGTGGATATCCACAGACATATGCCTCGTTAGACCAGGAGATCGCCCTGGCGCTTTTGCCCATTGAGGTAACAGCAAAAGTATCCGTCACTGCCCTACGTAAGGCCGAAGAGGAAATAATCGAGTTGGATCGGGAAGACTTTAAGCGCTGGTCAGTTTCTCTGCGTACTACTCCCAATATTTTGCAGTATGACCGGGCATCAATATTTGGTGTAGTACAGAATGCCCCGGCAAAAGACACCTATCACTTCCCCGAATCTCTGCGCCGGTACATAGACACATGGCTGGGCGAGAATGGCCAGTTTGAAACACAGCCGGAACAACCGAAGGTAACCCATCTTGGCGGCAGCAAATTCTCCGTAGAAGGTTTGATGCAGGATCCCCCCTCAAATCAGGTCGAAAAAAAAGAAGTGGCCCCGCCAGCGGCAAAAGGCCAGCAGGAAGTTGTCACCGAATCACAGGCAGAACAGGCGCGCGAAACGCTGAATCAAATGGGCTACAGCGTTTATGCCACCGCCGATAAATCAGCTACCCCGTTACCGAATCCGGTACAGGAAACCCTCAGTACGAAAGCCGAAGCTTTAGCTGATGCGGCTGAGGCTCTTTCTGAACAGATCATTGATGATGAAGCAGCCAGGAACCGTGTTGCCGAAGTGGAGAAAAGCCTTTTGGAACGCCCGGAGGCGAACAACCTCGATCTCTGGAGACGTGTCTTCAAAACGGATGAGCGTTTCACTAAGGCTTTTACGCAAAACGGTGGCGGTACCAGCATCAACGGCACCTACATGACCATGCTGGCTACGCGTGAGTTTGGTCCGAAGGGAATTGGCTGGGGTGTCGAAATACTGGAAGAGCGCTTTGACAACGGCGCACCAATTATCCGCAAGGTGAAAGGCACTGACGGCAATGACACCTGGGAGCTAATCCTTAATGGGAGCGGTGGTTATCTCACTGAAATTCACCACGTCATCAAGATCAAACTCTGGTATCTGACAGATGATGGCGGGCGTGGTGAAGAAATTTCTTACGGCTGCACCCCTTATCTTTACAGCAGCAAATATGGCCCGATCAGCGATGGCGAAGCGCCTAAAAAATCTCTGACTGATGCCACCAAAAAAGCCCTCTCCTCTCTCGGTTTTGCTGCTGATATCTTCATGGGTCTTTATGACAACCCGGAATACCGACAGCAGAACAAGTCGGAATTCGCTATTAAGAATGCCAGTGAAAACGCCGAGAGCGCCGCACAACTGCGTCAGGAACTCGACGAAAAACTCACCCGCGTTGCCAACACGCTGGCAACTGGTGTTTCCGAAAATGAGATCACCAAAGTGTACGCCTCCGTCGCCCGCGAAGTTGAAGTTCACCGTAAGGCTGCGGCTGATAAAGGCGATGAGCAACATGCACGCTATCTGAGTGGCCGCCTGCGCCGCTTGACCACTATCAAAGACGAACGACTCAAAGAACTGAGCAAAGACCAGGAGAAATCAGCATGAGCAAAGTAACCGCTATCGCATTAGCAAACGACTATTCCAGCCTGCTTACTCTGCTGGAAACCTCAGAAGACCTGACGCCGGAAATGATCGCCGACACACTCGAAGGCCTCGAAGGTGAACTGGCCGATAAACTCGACGCGGCCATGGTGGTCGCACGTAACAACATCGGCCTGGCGAAAACCTGCGACGACGAAATGAAACGGCTGGGCGAACGCAAGAAGTCTTTCGAAAGTAAAGATAAGGCGCTGCGCAAATACATTCTGGAATGCCTGCTGGCAGCCGGTATGGACAAGCTGAAAACCCCCAAAAATACGTTCACAGCACGTCAGGGGTCGGTCAGCGTAGTAATTGATAATGAGGATCTGCTACCTGATGACTTAGTTGCTGTTACGACCGTTATTGCTCCCGATAAAAAGGCCATAAAAGAAGCCATTGAAGCCGCCGAAGCTACTGTGGCTCAGATTAAAGCCGATGGCGGAGAAGTACCGGAAAAGCTGCTTAATCCGGTCCCGGGTGCTCACCTTGAGATCGGCGAACGCTCGCTGCAGGTACGGTAAATATGCTGAAAATCACAATGAAGCCAGGGGATGGATTGCACGTGGTGCTGCCGGACGGTAGCAACGGCATTATCGAGGCACGTAGCCGCAGTGAGTTATGGCTGCATCTGCCAGCAACGATAAAGCTCACCCGACAACCAGGCGCGTTTCGCCACGAAAACCTGATTAAGCGTAATCAGAAATAAACCGTAAGCAGTGTCAGCATTGTGGCTCCCAACATAACGAGGAGCCGCAATGCTGCGATGGCAACCGGGAGCAATTTTGCTCTCAGAATTCGATATCAAAATTGGCCGGCTTTCGGCCAGCGCACGGCGAAAGACCCTGACCGAGTCTGATGTCGCGAACGCCTGTGATAGCGCAGACGACGCGATACGCCGAATGATGAGGAAAGACCAACATGGCAAACGATCTACTGACAGACACGGAACTGGTTGAACTGACCGGCTATCAGTTCCCGTCAAAGCAATGCGAAGCCTTATCACGCTCCGGTATTTCATTCGTGAAACGCCGGGATGGGCGGCCACGCGTTACTTGGACCCATGTGAATGCGGCGCTTTCGGGTAATAAAACCCTCGAAGCCCCAGAAGAAGAACAACCTAATTTTGACGCAATATAATGGCTAGAAAACGCAAAAATCTGGAAGACTACAAACTGCCGCCCCGTGTTTATAAAACTGCCTACTGCTATTACTTCAAACCCACATCTAAAGAGAGCATTTCACTCGGAAAGATATCAATGTCCGTTGCCCAAGTATGGGCAAAATATGAGGCGTTGATACGGGATCTGGCTGACGTAATGACTTTTGCCAAATTGTGGGGGAAATTTTTATCCAGTCCTTATTACCTGGATCTAAGTGCACGGACTCAATCCGATTATCTGCATCACCAGAAAAAACTACTGGCAGTATTTGGCAAAGTTAAAGCCGACAGTATAAAGCCCGAGCATGTTCGCGCATATATGGATAAGCGTGGCCTACAGAGCAGAACGCAGGCTAACCATGAGATGAGTAGCATGTCGCGAGTTTATCGATGGGGTTATGAGAGAGGATTCGTCAAAGGTAATCCTTGCCAGGGTGTCAGCAAATTTCCCAAGAAAGATCGTGATGTTTATACCCCTGATGAGCATTATTACGAAATTTATGAAGCTGCAAATATTGAATTAAAAGTGGCAATGGAGATCTCTTATTTGTGCGCGGCGCGCCAGGGAGATGTGTTGGATGCGAAGTGGACGGACGTGAGAGCGGAAGGGATTTTTATAGAGCAGAATAAAACCGGGAAAAAGCAGATTAAGAAATGGACTCCTCGACTACAAGCGGCCATAGATTTGGCTTCAAAACTACCAGGCAATAAGATGACTGGTTACATCGTACCCGGTCCGACTGGAGGTAAGCTCAACCCCAAAACCCTGAACAACTGGTGGCTAAAAGCGAAGCAGGACGCCGAAAAGAAACTGGCGTGCATCATCCCCAGTACATTTCACGACATCAAGGCTAAATCCATTTCAGATTATGAGGGTAGCAGCAAAGATAAACAGATATTTAGCGGACATAAAACTGAGGGACAAGTGGCGGTGTATGACCGTAAAACCAAGATCACACCTACGTTAGATTTGCCTGTTTTGAAGTGA